CGACCACACCAAGCCCCCAGACCCCGACTGCACGGAATGCCGAGGTGAAGGCGTAGGCTCCGCACTGTTCAAGGACACCGCCAAGGCCTCGCCGGCAGCCCGCGCGCTCTACGCCGGGGTGAAGATCACCAAAGACGGCACGCAGCTGCTCATGCACTCCAAGGAGGGCTTCCTGCAGCTCCTGATGCGCCAGCAAGGCATGCTGCGCGATAAGGTCGAGCTGGGCGGCAAGGATGGCGGCCCGGTGCAAATCGTCATGTCAAACGGCGACGAGAACTTGTAACAATTCCCTTGTTTGTCAACTCAACAACATCAGCATAGGCTCCCGGTATCGAACGGAGGTCATCATGGCTGGATACTCACGCATTGGAAGCCCTGCAGGCATCGCCACCGATGCGTCGCTCGGCACGTACGGGCAATTCATTCGTCGCATCACCGGCCTTGGCCAAGTCACCATCGCGGGCTCTGGCGTGGCTACAAACGACATTTGGACGGGCGCCGGCATTTACCCCTGGCTGGCTGCCGCGACGAGCTTGGAAGTCCTCTCTGCCAGCGCAAACGATACTGCGGCCGGCTCCGGCGCCCGGACGATCACGATTACCGGCCTGGACACCGATTACAACGAAATTTCGGTGCTGGTAACGCTCAACGGCGTGACGCCAGTCGCCGTTAGCCGTCAGTTCCTGCGCATCAACCTGATCACCGTTACCTCGAACGGCACATCGCGCCGCAATGAGGGCCAGATCACCGTCCGTGACGCTGGCGGCGGAACGGTTCGCGCCCTGCTGCCAGTAGGTGCCATCAGCGACCAGACACCCGCCATGTCGAAGCAATCGCAATACACGGTTCCGGCGGGCCACACGTTGCTGATTGTCGATCTCGATTTGCAAATAAACTCGTCCGCTGGCGGCGGAGGTGGCACGGTGAAGGGCGCCGATGCGTTGCTGTACTTCGGTGCGCCGAACAACGGCCCGGTGCGGATGCCGCGCGCCCTCACCTGCACCGACAACGGTTCGAGCAAGAACCTGGACCCGAAGACGCCTATCCCTGTCGCAGAAAAGTTTGACTTTCAGATGCGCGCAAGCTACACCAGCGCCGCCGGCATCATTTTGTCGGGTTCGTGGGAGGGCCTGCTCTTCCGGCGCAATGACTGAGTTGTACAATCGCCGTAATTGTGGCATAGTGGGGCCTCGTTGCCTCGGCGTCGCAGCGGCTTGGCCCCGCTGCAAACCATGTATCACGACCCTAGCCACTCCAACCAACGAGTACGCAGCCTTATGCGAGGCGCCGGGGGCAACGTCCTGAAAGACCAACATGGGCATCATCCGCGATCTGCCGGCCACCACGACCTACACACCAGAACAGGCATTGCATGCCACAGCTCGCGATTTCCCCGAAGCGAGCGATTTGGTCGTTGTAGGTTGGGACGTTGATGGCGCTTTCATCGTTCGATCATCCCGCATGACCCGAGAGCAAGCCGTTTTCCTGCTGGAGAAGGCGAAGCAATGGGCCTTGGGGTAGGAGGCAATATGCAACGCGAAAACTTGATCAAACTGGCCGCCCTGGACGTCGGCGACAGCATGGAGCTACCCGCCATTCGTTGGGACCTGAACCATGAAGGCAAAGCCGTCTACGAAGCCGCGATGACGCACAGCGCACAGACCGGCAAGCAGTTCGAAATACGCAACGGGGAGCGCTACGCGACCTCGCTGCACCGTATCCGCTGATGGCCTTTACTCTCACCGCAAAACAAAAGGCCGCCCAAGTCATCCTGGCCGGCGCCGCAATCTGGTGCATGCTGTTCGGCGGCGGCCGCAGCGGCAAAACCTTCCTGGTGATCCGCAACATCGTCACCCGCGCACTAAAAGCACCCGGCTCTCGCCACCTGGTGGTGCGCTTCCGCTACAACCACGTCAAATCCTCCATCATCCTCGACACTTTCCCGAAGGTCATGGAGAAGTGTTTCCCGCAGCTGGTGAAGGATACGCACTGGCGCATGAACCTGGCCGACGGTTACGCCACGCTGCCTGGAAACTCGCAAATCTGGTTTGGTGGTCTGGACGACGGCCCGCGCATGGAGAAGATTCTTGGCATGGAGTTCGTCACGATCTACTTGAACGAGGCATCGCAAGTAGGCTGGAATGGCGTGCAAATGTTGCTGACCCGCCTGGCGCAACTGGTCATGCAAATCATCCCAGGCCGTGCGCCCGAGCCGCTGAAACTGCGCTTCTACTTCGACTGCAACCCCCCGACCAAAGCGCACTGGACATTCAAGGTGTTCAAGCAGAAGTGCGACCCGGAGACTGGTGACGCGTTGCAAAACGGCGACAACTACGTGTCTTTCCAGATGAACCCGAAGGACAACGTTGAGAACTTGTCGCCGGAGTACCTGAACACACTGGAAGGCCTGTCCGAGCGCATGAAGCGACGCTTCCGTGACGGCGAGTTCTCCGACGCCACACCGAACGCGCTGTTCGATGAAGCGATCATCGACAAGTGGCGCGTGGACGGCAGCGACAGGCTGCCCGACTTCGTGCGCGTTGTGGTGGCGGTCGATCCATCCGGCGCGGATGACGACAATCCGAACCCGGACAACGACGAAGTCGGCCTTGTGGTCGCTGCCCTCGGCACGGACGGCCTCGCCTACGTGCTGGAGGACTTGACGTTGCAGGCCGGCCCCGCCACTTGGGGCAATCTGTCGGTGAATGCATACCAGCGCCACCAGGCCGATGTGTTGGTGGGTGAGACCAACTTCGGCGGCGGCATGGTCAAGGCCGTGGTGCAGGCCGCCGCGTCCAAGGCCGCGACGAAGGTCAATTTCAAGATGGTCACCGCCAGCCGGGGCAAGGTGCAGCGCGCCGAGCCGTTTTCCGCGCTCTACGAGCAGGGCAAGGTGCGCCATGTCGGCGTGCACGCCAAGCTGGAGGACGAGCTGTGTGCGTTCAGCACCAGCGGCTTCACCGGGCCGAAATCACCGAACCGCGCCGACGCGCTGATCTGGGCCTTGGCCGAATTGTTCCCGGCCATGACCAAGCCGCCAGCACCTGCGCGCAAACCAGCGCCAGCACGCGCGGCGACTTCTGGCGGATGGCTCGGCTAATACAACTTGTTGCTTGTTTGTAATCTTCTTGCTTGTACCGTAGGATTCGCACTTGTACAGCCACAACAGGCGGCAAGGACGAAATGCCCTACGATTCGGAAACCGGCGAAGAAAAAAGCGATGACCTTCTGATCGAGGGGCGCAAGTGCTTCGCTCGCTGCCAAGAGCGCGAGAGCGACAACCGCAATAACTGGGTCGATGACGTCCGCTTCGCACGCCTGGGCGAACAATGGCCAGAGGAAATCCGCCAGCAGCGCGAGCGCGAAGGACGCCCCTGCCTGACCCTGAACCGGCTGCCTGCCTTCATTCGCCAAGTCACCAACGACGCGCGCCAGAACACCCCTGCGATCAAATTCCATCCTGTCGGCGATGGCGCCGACGAGGCAACGGCCAAGATTCTCGACGGCCTAGCGCGCAACATCGAATACACCAGCGATGCGGACGTTGCCTACGATAACGCGCTGGAGAATGCGGTAACTGGCGGCTTTGGCTACTTCCGCGTTAGCATCGACTACGCCACCAACGACAGCTTCGACCTCGATATACGTATCGACGCGATCAAGAACCCCCTGACCGTCTACGGCGATCCAGTTTCGACCTGCTCCGATTCGTCGGACTGGAATGAATGCTTCGTCACCGAGCTGCTGCCGAAGGACGAATTCAAGCGGCGCTGGCCGAAGGCCGAAATGGTCGACTTCCAGGCCGATTCGCACGACATGAACGAGTGGTTCACCGATGACGAGGTGCGCGTTGCCGAATGGTGGCGCCGCCGCGACGAAATGACCAAGCTGCTGCAGCTCTCCAACGGCATGATCATTTCGCCGGAGGAATACGAGCTGGCGAAAGACCTGTTCGAAGTCGAGCAAATCACCATCACGGGCGAACGCGAAACCCGCAGCAAGAAGGTTACGCAGTACGTCATGTCCGGCGCCGAGATTCTGGAAACGAATGACTGGCCAGGCGAGTACATCCCGATCATCCCGGTGTACGGTGAAGAGGTCATCGTTGACGGCAAGCGCCACCTGTTGTCCATGGTGCGCTTCGCCAAAGACCCGCAGCAGATGTTCAACTTCTGGCGTACGGCCAGCACCGAGCTGGTAGCTCTGGCGCCGAAAACCCCATTCATCGGCGCAGTCGGCCAATTTGCCACGGACACGAACAAATGGCAGACCGCAAACACGACTTCCCACGCCTTTATCGAGTACGACGCGGTGGACGTGAACGGCACACTCGCGCCGCCGCCCCAGCGCCAGCCATTCGCGGGGCCACCAGCCGGCGCACTGCAAGAGGCAATGAACGCCGCTGATGATATGAAGTCCATCATGGGGCTTTACGACGCATCGCTGGGCGCCCGCTCCAACGAAACCAGCGGTCGCGCCATTCTGGCCCGTCAGCGCGAAGGCGATATCTCCACCTTCAACTTCACCGACAACCTGGCACGTGCCGTGCGCCACGCTGGTCGCATCCTGTGCGACCTGATCCCTAAGGTGTACAACGTGCCGCGCATCCTGCGCGTAATCCAGGACGACGGTAGCAACATCATGGTGCCGGTGAACGGCGCCCAAGGTCCGCAACCAACCCCTGAGCAACTGCACGCTCAAGAGCAGATGAAGGGTTTGGCGCAAGTCTACGACCTGACGGTAGGCAAATACGACGTCACCTGCGAAACCGGGCCGTCCTACAACACCCGTCGTGAGGAAGCCGCCAACCAGATGATCGAGTTCATCCGGGCCAACCCGTCGAGCGCGCCGTTGATAGGTGATCTGCTGGCCAAGAACCTTGACTGGCCAGGCGCCGACGAAATCGCCGCGCGCATGCGCAAGGCGCTTCCGCCGAATCTGCAAGACGGCGGCCAAGACCCGCAAGCGGCTGCGATGCAGCAACAAATGCAACAGATGCAGGGCGTTATCCAGCAACTCCAGCAACAGCTGGCACAGGCGCAGCAGGACAACGCTATCGACGTGCAAAAGAACCAGATTGACGCGCGCAAGGTGCAGATCGACGAGTACAACGCCGAGACTAATCGTCTCAAGGTCACCGCGCCGGCCATGGGGCCGGCCGAAATCCAGATGCTGGTGATCCAGACGTTGCAGCAGGTGCTGACGCCGGCCCAAACTGCGCCACAGGCCGCACCCGATTTACCGATCCAATAGGAACCTCTATGCGTAAATTGCTCGCCCTGGTCTTGATGCTCGCTGCTGGCGCTGCCAGCGCGCAATCGGCCTATGTCCTGCGCCTTGACCAGCGCAATTCGGCCAACACCGGCTACGTATCGCGCTTCGTTGCGCCAAACAGCTCGGTGGACTGCTTGGTGTCGATGCCGTCCACCAGTGCGGGCGCAGTTCCGACATGCCTGGTGCTGGGTTCTGCCTTCACGCTGTCCGGCGGCGTGCTGGACGTACCGGTGACGACTGGCCCGCAGGGACCAACCGGCCCTCAAGGCCCTCAGGGCGTGGCCGGTTCTACCGGCGCGACCGGCGCACAAGGACCAATGGGACCACAGGGTGATATCGGACCGACCGGTGCAACCGGGTCGACCGGGCCAGCCGGTGCGCAGGGTATCCAAGGCCCGACCGGTGCACAGGGGCCGCAAGGCGACCCAGGACCGACCGGTGCAACCGGCGCGGCAGGCAGTACGGGCGCCACCGGTGCACAAGGACCAGCGGGTATCTCTGACTTCGGCTCGCCGACTGGCCGTAGCATTGCCTTGGCCACGGCCTACCAGGCCACCACAAATACGAAAGCGGCCTTCGTCACCCTGACGCTGAACTGTGACGCTACTTTGTCCCTGACTGGCGGCACGAACTGCACGGGGGAGGTGCGTATTGGTTCGACCAATACCGTGGCTTCTGGCGGCGGCACGCAAATAGCCACATATCGCAACCAGAACAGCGGCACGCTCACAATCGGCTTGGCCCTTACTCAGGGCATTGCCAGCACAATTCCCGTTTTCCTGCCAGCAGGCTGGTATTTCGCCGTGCGGCAAACGGGCGGCTCGGGTTTGTCGGTTACTACGGCGGTGGACCAGTCTACGCAGCCGTAGCTTTTTCGCCAGCAATGGCATAACATAAGGAACTAGAACTATGTTCGTGGAACAACCTGCCTCACAGGATTCCGACGTTGCAGATAATGCGGCTTCGGAAGACCTGTCCCAAGCCGCAGAAGGCCAAGATGAAAACCTGAACGACGCTGACCTGGACTCGGAAGAGCAAACCGGCGAAGAGGAAGAACAGGACGAAATCGAGGTCGACGGCAAGAAATTCGCCCTCCCAAAAAGCGCAGCCGAGAAGTTGAAGGCCGAGCGCATGATGCAGGCGGATTACACCCGCAAAACGCAAGACCTGGCCGAACAGCGCAAAAGCTTCGAGGTGGAAACCCAGAAGACGCGCGAAGGCCATCAAGCCTACCTGAACGAGTACGCCAAGGTGGTCGCTATCGACCAGCAACTGGAAGAGTACGGGAAGGTGGACTGGGCCGCCCTGATCGATCAAGACCCGGCGCTGGCCCAAAAACTGGAAGTAAAACGACGCGAGCTGGAAGGCCTGCGCGTCAAAGCAGCAGAAGCAGTCACGCAGAAACAGCAGCAATTTGCTCTGAACGAGCAGCAGGAAACTGCCAAGCGAGTACAGGAAGCACAGGCTTATGTAGCGCGTGAAATCCCCGGTTGGTCCGGCGGTCGCGATGTTGCGCTCGCTCAGTACGCAGTATCGAACGGCATGAACGCACAAGAAATTGGCGCCCTGGCGGTGAAACATCCCCAGCTGCTCAAATTCATGCATAAGGCCGAACTTTACGACCAGCTGGAAAAGAAACGCAGTGCCAAACCCGCCGCCGCAGCGGCGCCGATCAAGCCGGCCACGCAGATTACTGCAGCCCGCACCGGCACGCAGCGCGACCCTAACAAGATGTCGACTGCGGAATGGATGGCACACCGGAATTCACAACTTCATAAGAAACGCTAACCTGAAAGAGGTCTGAAATGCCAAATACCTTGCTGACACCGCAGATGATCACGCGCGAAGCGCTGCGCATCCTGCACCAAAAACTGAACTTCATCGGTTCGATCAACCGCCAGTACGACGATTCCTTCGCCAAGACCGGCGCCAAGATCGGCGATTCGCTGCGCATCCGTCTGCCGAACGAGTACGTGGTTCGTAACGGTGCCACTATGGCGGCCCAGGACACCGTCGAGCAGTCCGTAACCCTGCAAGTCGCGACTCAGAAGGGCGTCGATTTGAGCTTTACCGCTGTCGACCTGACCCTGAGCCTGGACGACTTCAGCAAGCGCATTATCGCTCCGGCGGTGAGCGTGCTGGCTGCGAACATCGAAGCCGACGCCCTGTCGATGGCGTTGGACGTCTACCAAGCCGTCAATAACCTTGGCAACCCGATGACCATGCGTGCGGCGCTGCAGGGCCGTAAGCTGCTGACCGATGCTTTGTCGCCGACCGACGACCGCACGTTGCTGTTGAACACCCAGGACAATCTCGACCTGGTGGACGCGCTGAAAGGCCTGTTCCAGGATTCGGGTGAGATCGCCAAACAATACCGCACCGGTATGGTTGGCCGCACTGCGGGCTTCGGCGATATCTACGAAAACACCCTGTTGGCGTCGCAGACCACGGGCACTGCTGTTTCGGCAACCGGCTACACCGTTAACGGCGCGGTGACCACCAACGGCTCGACCTCTGTTGTGGTGGCCGCTGGCGCAACGACCTTCAAGAAGGGCGACGTGTTCACCGTGGCCGGTTGCAACCGCGTGCACCCGGAAACCAAAGTCGACACTGGTGTACTGCAACAGTTCGTCGTCACGGCGGATTATGCCGGCGGCGCGGGCACGCTGAACTTCGCACCAGCCATCTACACCACCACCGGTCGCCAGAACGTCACCGCCGGCGGTATGCCGAACGGTGCGGCAATCGTCAAAGTGGGCGGCGCGTCGGCGGTGTACAAGCCTTCCCTGGCCTTCCACAAGGACGCCTTCGCTTTCGCCACTGCCGACCTGATCATGCCTGACGGCGTGGACTGGAAAGCCCGCGAAACCTTCGAAGGTATCAGCATGCGCATGATCCGACAGTACACCATCGCCAACGACCAGTTCCCGGCTCGTATCGACGTCCTGTACGGCTACAAGACCTTGCGCGCCCAGCTGGCCGCTCGCATCCTGTCCAACTAAGGAGAAACCGCCATGTCCGCAGGCATCATCACCGGCAACGTCCGGGCCTTGGGCGTGGCGGCCGTGCCGCTTTCCCCGGCACTGGTCGCTGCGAATACCACGGCAGAACAAACCTTCACCGTCCCGGGCGTCATCGCTGGCGACGTCGTCTCGGGCGTGTCGAAACCGACCGCGCAGGCGGGCCTGGGCATCGTCAACGCCCGGGTGTCGGCTGCGAATACCGTCGCCATTACATTCTCGAACAATACTGGTGCCGGCATCACGCCGACTGCTGGCGAGACCTACCTGATCACCCTGGTGCGTCCAGAGGCGACTTTCGCGGGCTTCGCAAGCGCGTAACCAATGATCGCCCTTCGGGGCGGTCTTTTCAGGAGCAATCCAGATGGAATTCCAAGAACACCCGAAAGCGTTGTACCTGCGCGGCAATTGTCGCGTGGCAATGGACGCTGCCGAAGAAGAAACCGCCCGCGCCGAGGGATACCTCGATCACGTTGAAGACGCAGACCGCACAGAGCAAGAGCTGACCGGTGAACCCGCGCCTGCAGCGAAGAAAAAGGCTAAGTAAATGACGCTCGCCACCTACGCCGAATTGCAGTCCGAAGTGATCGACTGGTTGCACCGGTCCGATCTTTCGGCAAAGGTGCCTGTGTTTATCCAAAATGCCGAGAACATCATCAATCGGCGACTGCATATCTTCCCTGTCGAGGTCGAAACCAACCTGGTAGCCGATATCGGCTCGCGCTTCGTTGCGCTGCCGGCAGACTACGGCTCGCCCGTGTCGCTTCAATCGGTACATATCGAACCGCGCTACGACTTTACTTCGGCACTGGTCGAGCAGCTGCGCATCAACGATGACGAGCAGGGGCTGCCCGTCTATTGGGCCATCGACGGTGCCAATATCGCTTTCGAGAAAAACGCGGACGCGGCCTACCCGCTGCGTTTCCGGTATTGGAAAACGGTATATTTGTCCAACGCCAACCCGACGAACGCTGTGTTCGCACGCGCACCCGACTTGTACCTGTACGGCGCACTGGCGCAATCGGCCCCTACCTATGTGGCAGGCGATGTTTGACCGATTGCTGCGCGAGGTGGCCACCGACGCTTCTCGTTCCAAGACCGTTGCGCCGCTGCGCACCGAGATTCCGCAAAGCCTTTACGCTGCGAGCGGTACGCGCCGTGGCTGGAGATACTGAATATGGGCCTGGAGACCGGCACTTACGTCAATGACCTGGTAACCGCTAATCCGCCAGGGACAGACCCGAAAAGCCAGGGGGATGACCACCTGCGTCTGCTGAAAACGACCGTCAAAAACAGCTTCCTTGGCTTCCCCGGTGCGGTTGTCGTTTCCGGCACGGACGGCGGCGTGGTGAACGCCTACACGCTGACACCTACCACGCCTTTGCCTAGCTACGGTACGCGCATGTTAGCCATGTTCGCGCCGACCATCACCAATACTGGTGCAGCGACGCTGAATATTTCGGGAATTGCCGTTACGCCTTTGCTGGCTGTGGACGGTTCAGCACTGGCGGCGGGCGACCTGGTGGCGGGCACCCGCTATGCGGCCTTCTACAACGGGACGGATTTCCGCCTGGTATCGATCACTAAGCGCTACGCAGACCAGCTGGCGTTCAGCGCGGCGCTGCCGGGCCAGGCAGGTAACGCGGGAAAATTTTTAACCACTGACGGAACCAATGCCAGCTGGACGGATACCTTTGGCGTGGCAGTGAATGAGCGCAAGGGTGCGGACATTCCATCGGCAGCTACGATCAACCTGACGGCGGCCACTGGTAACCTGGTGCATATCACGGGGACCACGACGATTACCGCGATCACGATTCCGTCAGGTGCCGAGCGCACATTGGTGTTTGACGGAATTCTGACCCTGACAAACGGCGCAAATCTGATCTTGCCGACTGGCGCAAACATCGTCACCGCTGCGGGCGATTCATGCAAAGTGCGCGGTGACGGAGCGGCAGCGCGAGTGGTCACCTATACCCGTGCAAATGGTCGGGCATTGGCTGTCACTCCACCTGCACTGGTCCTGCTGGCTACCCTGACCCCGACAGCGGCGGCTAATGTGGAGTCGCTCAACGTCTTCACCAGTACATACGACGCCTACAAAATCGTATTTGAGGGGCTATTGCCAGCTACGGCGGCAGCTATTCGGATGCGTTTTGCAAATGGAGGAGTTGTTGACACCGCTAGCAATTATCTCGGCCTAGTAACGGCCGCCCCAACTGACGTATTTTTTGGTGCTAATAACAATACCGATTCGGCAGGTACAGGCACAACCGGCACGTTCGAAATCGCAAACACCAATGTGGGAACAGGTGCCATCAAAGGCGGCTACTGGTCTTCATATTCGACCAGGGTCGCCGCCACCACGTGGGATGGTATTGACCAAGCTATCGGCTACAACGGCGGTGCCGTCTCCGGATTCCGTCTCTTCTGGAACACTGGGGCCAACTTCCAGGCCACTGGCAAGATTTACGTTTATGGCTATGCCAATACATAAGGAGCCATGACATGGATAAAGTTTGCTATTGGGACGAAGTGGAAGGCTGCCAGAAGGAGCGTGATTGCACACCGGATGAGCAGGCCGAAATTGATGCGCGCCGCGCCGCCGGCCCGACGCCGGAATCGATCAATGCGCCCATCCTGGCCGCTTTGACATTGATCGATGCTAAGACCCCGCGCGCCGTGCGTGAAGCCATCCAGACCGGCGACAACAGCCGCGTGCTGGCGCTGGAAGCCGATGCCGCCACGCTGCGCGCCCAGCTGGTGAAGGTGTAAGGATGGCCTACGTACGCGTCCCGAACTGCGGCAGTGTGGGGGTTGTCAAAGACCTCTCCAAGCATGAGCTGCCAATTTCCGCATGGACGGATGCTAAAAACATCCGCATGCTGGATGGCTACGCACAGCAGTTCCTGGGCCACGGCGCGGTGTACGGCACGCCATCCGTCATCCCTTACCACCTGCTGGCGCTCAATGTGGGCAGTGCGCGCTACTGGATGTACGCCGGCGCAGCGAAGATTTACGCCGTTACCGTGTCTGGCGGCGTGGCCGTGCACACAAACCTGACGCGTCAGACTGCTGGCGTCGATGTGGATTACACGGGAACCCCCAATCAATGGACCAGCACGCTGTTGTCCGGCATTCCGATCTTCAATGCGGGCAACTTGGTCGACCCGCCGCAGCAGTGGAACCTGAACCCGGCCAATCGCATGACGGCGCTCACCGCGTGGCCGGCCAATACGTTCTGCAAGTCGATGCGCACCTATCGCAACTTCTTGGTGGCGCTGAATGTCACAAAGGGCGGCACTAATTACCCTTTCATGGTGAAATGGTCCAGCGCTGCTGACCCTGGCGCCGTGCCAGCCACCTGGGACCCCGCTGACGCCACGCAGGACGCGGGTGAAACCGACCTTGCTGAAAGCAACGGGGCGATCATCGACGGGCTGCAACTGCGCGATTCCTTCATGATCTACAAAGAGGACAGCGTCTGGCGCATGACCTACACCGGTGGCCCGTTCGTGTTCGCTTTCCAGAAAGTACTTGGTGTCTCCGGAGCGTTGAACCGCAATTGCATCGTCGAGATCGACGGGCGGCACTTCGTGCTGACCGGCTCGGACGTGGTGGTGCATGACGGCCAGACCGCAACCGAGGTGCTGGACAAGAAGGCACGCCGCGCACTGTTCCAAGATATGGACACCAGTGCGCAGGATCGCGCTTTTGTGTTTAAAAACCCGTTCCTGAACGAGGTTTTCATCTGCTACGCCAGCATCGGCAATAGCATCCCGAACAAGGCGCTGGTATGGAACTATGTGGACAACACGGTGTCCTACCGCGATCTGCCGAGCATCCACCACGCCAACTACGGGGCGGTGGACGACTCGCTCAGCGCCAGCTGGGACTCGGACAGCGATCCGTGGAACTCCGATTTAACCGCGTGGCAGGGGCCTGGCTTTACGCCGAACACCACGCGCGTGCTGATGGCGTCCAGCTCGCAGAAACTGTTTCTGCTCGATGCCTCGGCGTCGTTCGACGGCGCGCAGCCGTCTTGCTACCTGGAGCGTGTCGGGCTTGACTTTGGCGCGCCGGAGAATATCAAGACCGTGCGCGGCATCCGACCTCGGATCACGGGCAACGTGGGCGACACCTTCACCGTGAAAGTGGGGTCGTCGGACGATCCGTACGTAGACCCGGTATATTCAGCCACGATGACGCACACCATCGGTGAAACCGTCAGCAACGACTGTTTTGTGAGCGGACGGTATATCGCCATCCGGTTTGAGAGCGGCAGTGCGTATTTTGTGCGTCTCGACTCCTACGATATTGATGTCTTGGTGGCGGGGGAATACTGATGCGAAATCCGACTATTTCCTCAATGTTGTACCAACCTAGCCAAGTGCCGACCAATCCGGCTGATTATCAACGATTCATGCGCGAGGAACTGGACAAGATCGCTGCTGCATTGCGCCTCGTAGCAGATGGGCACATAGACCCGACTTATGCTGCGCCGGACAAGCCACGCCAAGGCGATATCCGATATGCAGACGGTACGCTGTGGAATCCGGGCGGCGGTGAAGGCATTTATTTTTTCAACAGCGGCGGCGTTTGGGTGCAAATGGGATGATGGAAATCAAAGTCAAATACAGCGGCGCATTGGCGGTGATGGATGAAGCGCAGAAGATGTGCACGTGGCTGCGCCATTTTGCCGACAACCTGCCAGCAGGTTATCAGACCGGTGACAAGGTTCCTTGCGCAATTCCGGCGGAACAAGTGCGCGCGTTGATCTGTGGTCTTGAGACACATATGCGCGCCGAGCAAGAATCGGGGCGCTCGCCGCAGTTCGATGTGCAGCAGGGTATGCCGTTGAAGCATCTGTTTGCCCC